CACACGCGCGAGTTTTTCCCAACTTTCTGAAAATGGATTATCAATATGGGCGCACGAGGCTTCCAAGCTCGGCCAGACTCTAGACGCGGCACTGTCGCCAACGGCGGCGTCATTCCCGAGCCGATCCAGGAAGACATCACCCCGCCCGTCTGGTGCAAATCAGACCAGCTGAAGCTCTTCCACAAGCTCGTCGCCGAAAACCGCGCCGCGGGCGTGGCGATCCGCCAGGTGGACGCTGACCAGTACGCCGAACTAGCCGACGCCATGATCGAGCGGCGGAACGAAACAGACGGCCGCACCAAGCTGGCCTGGGGCCGGCAGATCGACGAACTACGCAGCCAGCTCAACATTGGGCCGCGGAACCGGCAACGGGCCGGAATCAAGGACACCCGCAAGCCGACGGCCATAAACCCGACGCTGGCAATTATCGCACGTGCAAAACAACGAGGGAACATGGTTTGACGCCGAGGCGGTTGACGCTTCATGCGCCTTCGCCGAAACGCTGACGCTCACGAAGTCCACTAAGAGCCGGCGCCCGGAGCCGCTGGTACTCCTTCCGCACAGCAAAAAACTGGTAGCCAACATCTTCGGATGGAAGCGCCCGGACGCATCGCGGCTGATCCGCAAGGTGTTCGCCTCATTCGGCCGCAAGCAGGCAAAGACGCAGACCGCCGCGATTATCGCCCTGATTGTGTTCTTCCTGGACCCGGAGCCCGAGCAGGAGTTGTATATGGCGGCGACCGACGCGCCCCAAGCGTCGATCTGCTTCGAGGCCATCTGGTCGATGATCCGCACGAATCCAGCGCTCCTGGATTTAGTCGAGCCGACGCTATCACAGAAAAAGATCGTCCACCGGGAAACCGGCTCGATCATCCGCGCCCTCTCAGCAGACGGCAAGGGGAAGCACGGTTACAATCCATCGCTCGTAGTTTTTGACGAACTCCACGCCTGGGGGCCAGCCGAGCAGGAACTATTGGCCGCGCTCACCACCGGCAGTATGTCGCGCCGGGAGCCGCTGGAAATCATCATCACGACGGCCGGAAGTAGCCAAGAGACAATCTGCTACCGCGAATACGAATACGCGCGCCGGGTGCTATCTGGCGAGGTCACGGACCCATCCTACCTGCCGCTGATCTACGAAGTCCCAAAAGACGCCGATTGGACTGATAAAAAGCTCTGGCCGCTGGCGCTACCGCTCCTCGAAACCGGGCACCAGAAGATCGAAGAGTACGAACGGAAGTTTGACGAGGCCATGGCGCGGCCGGACCTGCAAAACCAGTTCCGGCGCCTGTACCTGAACCAGTGGACCTCCGCAGAAACCCAATGGATTCCGATCCACGAATGGGACGCCTGCGCATCACAAACGCCGATTGACTGGGTGGAACTTCGACGGTATCCCTGCTACGGCGGGCTCGACCTCGCCGCGGTTCACGATCTCACTGCCTTCGCATTGTGCTGGCCGGTGGGCGAAAAAGTTTACTACAAAGTCTGGGCATACCTGCCCGGCGAGCGTATTGAGGACCGGAGCAAACGCGACGGCGTCCCATACGCACAGTGGTCGGCTGACGGCCATATTCGGCTTACGCCGGGAACTACAACTGACTGGCGCTATGTCACCGCCCACATCAAAGAACTGGCCGACGAGTACGACATCAAGGCCATCGCCTTTGACCGCTACGGCGCCCGCGACACCGCCCGCGAATTGCAGGACGCTGGCCTGGAAGTAATCGACTTCGGGCAGGGCTACCAGTCAATGAGTCCTGCCTGCCGACGATTTGAAAAGCTCATCTACGACCGGGCGTTAGTCCATGAAGGATCGCCGCTAATTCGCTGGTCAGTGGACTGCACGCAGATCACACAGGCACCGGGCGACTTAATCAAGCCGGTGAAGCCTGAACGAATGAAAAACTCAAAGCGAATCGACCCGGTTATCACGATGGCGATGGCGACGGGGATTGCGATTATCGGGCAACCGACGAAATCCATATGGGAAGGAGGCAACCTTGAATCTTTTTGGCAAACTACTAACTAAGCTCGGGGCCTCTGAACCGCCTGACTCCGACTTTTGGTACCGCTCGGTTACGCCGTCCTTCGGCTCATTTCTCGGGCAGTTCGATAGCTCTGAAGCCGCTCTTCGCATCAATGCAGTCAACGCTTGCGTGCGCTTGCGCTCGGAAACCATCGGCTCCCTGCCCTGCCAGGTCTTCCGGCGCACCGGCGACGGCCGCGAACTCGCGCGGGACCACGAACTGTACTATCTCCTCCACGATGCCCCCAACGACGCCATGAGCGCCTTCGAGTTTTGGCAGGTGGCAGAGCAGGCACTCTGCACGGACGGCAACTTCTACGCGCTCATCCAGCTCGACGGCCGCGGCAAGGTGCGCGAACTTGTGCCGCTAGACTCCAGCCGCATGGATGTCCGCAAGGACGCCGAAACCGGACTGCTGGTCTTCCTCTACCGCGAAGGCGCCGTCACGCGCGAGTACGTGCAGGGCGACATTCTCCACGTCCCCGGCATGGGCTACGACGGCGTGACGCGGCTGAAGGGCATGAGCCCGCTGGCCTATATGCGCCAGTCGCTTGACCTTGCCGCCAGCGCCGAAACCTATGGGGCCAACTACTTCCGCAACAACGCGGCGCCGATGGCGTACATCACCGGGCCGAACGCGATGTCTGATAAGTCAAAATTCCAGCTCCTCGACTACATGATGCAGCGCTTCGGCGGCGTGAAGAACGCCGGGAAGCTCGGCATCCTCGACGGCGGCATGGAGATCAAAACGGTGCCCGTGAACCACACGGACATGCAATACCTGGAACTCCGCAAGTTCCAGATCGAAGAGATCGCCCGCGCCTATCGCGTGCCGCTGCATATGATCGGCGAGCTGGCGCGGAGCACCAATAACAACATCGAGCACCAGGGCCTGGAGTGGGCAACCAACACCATCCGGCCCGAGTGCACCCGCATCGAACGGCGCATCAACATGCAGCTATTCGGGCCGCGCGAGTCTGAGCGATTCTATGCCGAGTTCAATTTGGATGCACTCATGCGCGGAGATTCCGCGGGCCGCGCGGCTTACCTTTCCGCCATGCGAAACATCGGCGTCCTGAACGCCAACGAAATCCGCGCCATTGACAACCGCAACCCCTACGAGGGCGGCGAAGTGTACATGGTTCAAGGCGCGATGATCCCGGTGGCGATGGCCGGGCAACAGCAACAACAGAAGGCGGTGGCGCAGTGACAACGACATTCATTCTAGGCGGGCACGTCCTCGCGGCCCAACCCGACGCGCCGGAAGTCCGAGAAATCCTATTCTACGCGGGCACGCCCGTGCTACGCACCGATGGCCGCAAGATGTTCCACCTCTCGTTTTCTCTCGACGAGGGCGCCGTGGACCTGTCGTTTCTAAACAGCGGGCGCGCGCCGTTCGTCGTGGATCACGTCGAAGACATCGACCACACGCTAGGCGTCATCGAGCGCGCCGAAATCAACGGCACGGGCCGGGCTTTTGTGCGCTTTTCCGACCGGCATGAAATGGCCGGGCTGATTGGCGACATCAAAAGTGGCGTGCTGGCTAATGTCTCCATGGGCGCGCGGATCACCGGCGAGCTAGTAAAGGCCGAACCGGTAGAGAAGGGCGTTGCGCACCTTCGCGCTACCAAATGGCAGCCGTTCCACGTCTCGCTCGTCTCGCGCGGGGCTGACCCATCCGCCCAATTTCTGAGTGACTGCCAAATGGAAGTACCGGCAGAACTTTTCACCGACCTCTCTGCACCCACTGGCGCGGCCAGCGAAGCAGATCAGAGCGAACAAAAGGCACGCCTGGCGCTGCAGATCAAGCAGCGCCGTTTCCGCGTCCTTGGCCGCTAACCAACAACCAACCCGCGCCACAAGCGCAAAGGGGCAACCATGAAGAAAAAGCTACTCATCGAGAAGCTGGCCGCAACCACGGCCGAATATGACGCGCTGCTGAAGGCGTCCGAAGCCGCCGCCGATATCGTCGCGCACCTGGCCGCGGTGGACGCCAAGGAAGTGGAACTCAACGGCATCAAGGCCGAACTGGCCGCCATCGAGGCTCTGGAAGCCAAGGCGAAGGCAAACGCGACGCGCGAACCGGGCCGGGTGACCAGCGACAACGAAGCAAAGCGGCCGTTTGCCAACTTCGGCGAGCAGCTTGCGGCCATCGCCTACGCCCAGTCGCCGGCTGGCTCGTTTCACGGCTACGGCGGGCAGATCGACAAGCGCCTGTTTGAGACGAACCTGGCCGCGTCTGGCGTCAATTCGACGGTCCCGAGCGAAGGAGGGTATTTGGTCAGCACCGACTTCTCGACGGTCCTGATGCAGAAGGCCGCCGAAATCGGGCAGATCGCGCCGCTGGCGTTCGATGTGCCGATTGGCGAAGGCTCGGACGGTATCGAGCTGCCGTACATCGACGAAACCTCCCGCGCCACCGGCTCCCGCTGGGGCGGCGTGCGTGTGTACCGGGCCAGTGAGGCCGACGCGCCCACGTCCACCAAGCCCAAGTTCGCCCGTCACGACCTGAAGCTGGAAACCCTCAAGGGATTGGCCTACGTGACGGACCGGCAGTTGCGGAACGCCCCGGCCACCAGCACGATCCTGGAGCGCGCGTTCGCGTCCGAGATGGCGTTTGTGAAGGATAACGAAATCTGGCGCGGTACCGGCGTCGGCCAGTGCCTCGGCTTTGCCACGCAGAGCTACGAGGGTGCCTCGTTGCTGGTTTCGGTGACCAAGAAATCGGCGCAGACCGCCGCCACCTTTGTCATTGAAAACGCCACGTCGATGCTGTCCCGTTTGCTCGCGAACCCCGGCGACACGATCCGCTGGTTCATCAACCGCGACACCATCGGCCAACTTCCGCTGATGACTGTCGGCCAGACGCCAGTGTTCCTGCCCAACGGCAACGCTTCCGGCTCGCCGTACTTCGGCACGCTGTTTGGTTACCCCGTGGTCATCGTGGAGCAGGCCGAAACCCTCGGCACCGCGGGCGACGTGGTTCTGGCGAATATGTCCAAGTACGTGACGATTTCGCAGGGAGGGCTGCGCTCGGCTCAGTCCATGCACGTCCGTTTCATCTACGACGAAATGACGTTCAAGTGGTCCACGGACTTCAACGGTCACGCGATGGTGCGCAAGCCGCTGACGCCGTTCAAAGGCACCAACACGCAGTCGCCGTTCGTCACCGTCGAAACCCGCAGCTAACCAACTCCACCGGGCGGGCGGCGCGTAGTCGCCCGCGCATTAAACGAAAGGGAAACCAATGCGTTACGAAGAACTTCAAAATCAGCATTTCATTAAGGGCCTCGATCCGGTGGCCGATGCCTTCGCTGGCACCGTCGCATCCGATGTCGTCGATGTCTCTAACCACCAAGGCGTCCTGTTCCTCGTCTACAAGGGAGTCGGGGCCACGGGAACCAGCACGATCACGGTGGAAGCCTGCGACGACGTGACCCCGAGCAACACCACGGCGGTTCCGTTCTACTACAAGGCCATCACCAGCACCGACGTGCAGGGCGCCGTCACGGCCGCCACGTCTGCCGGTTTCGCCACCACGGCGGGCTCCTCGCAGATGTACGCCGTCCAGGTGGATGCGCAGGAACTCGCCAGCGCGGGCTACAAGTACGCCCGGCTGAAGGCTGTCGAGGTGGTTGATTCGCCCGTTCTGGGCGGCATCGCCATCGCTCTCCTCGGTCCCAAGTTTGGCGGCTCCGCGACCAACACGGCCATCGACTAACCCATCCCTCCTCTCTCCTGACCGGGGCGGCTCCTCCGCCCCGGGTTTTTACCGCCTCGCTGTCGAAATTGGAAAACGCTACCTCGTCTAGGGGTGAGTCCGCATAGGGCTGTAAACACTGCCGGTTCGAATCCGGATCGAGGCGACCTTCTATGACCTTCTCCTACCAACTCGTCACCGCGCCGACCGAATACGCCATCACTGACGCGCAGATGGAGACCCACGCGCGCGCGGCCGGGCAACCGCCCGAGCAGTACCAGCCGTATGTGCGGGCGGCGCAGGCATACGTTGAAACGATCACCGGGCGCAAGCTAGTGACGCAGACCTGGAAGTGGTTCCTCGACGCCTTTCCATGCGGCGACCGGCTTACCCTGCCGTTCGGCCAACTCCAGTCAGTAACTCACGTCAAATACACCGATACAGCGGGCACACAGACGACGTTTTCCGCGGACTACTGGGAAGCATCCACCGCCCGCGATCCCGGTGTCCTGGCGCTGTCCTACAACCAATCCTGGCCATCTACGACCCTGCGCGTCCTCGACCCGATAGAGATTCAATTCGTTTGCGGGTGGACCACGGCAGCGGATGTGCCATACGAGATTCAGGCGGCGATTTTGCTAGTGGCTACCCATTTCTACGAAAACCGCAGCGCCGTAGGCGTCGGTGATTCGGCCGTTGTGACATCCAAGCAAATCGAACTTGGGGCCATGGCGTTGCTAGCCAACTGGATCATTCGATGATCCGCACCGGCCAGCGTAACGCATGGGTGCAAGCCTTCGCGTCCACCGAAACCACGGGCGACGCGGGCGACCCGCAGCCGTCGTGGAGTGACACGCCAGCGCTTGAATTTTGGGCGCATAAACGCAATCTGACGCAGCGCGAAGTGGTTGTAGCGGGCGCGCTTCAACAGGAAGACGCCGTAGTTTTTGAGGCGCTGTACATGGACACACTAACCACGCGCCACCGGCTGAAATACGCGGGCCGGTACTACGACATCACGGGCCTCAGTGACCCAGGCGAGCGTCACGAAGCGCTCCACATTTACGCGCGTGACGCAGTGAGTTACGGATCATGACACTCCCCGAAGCCATCGGCCAATACCTGCGAACGGAGGCCACCGCGACGCTCGCCCACTACGGAGCGTCCAAAATCTTCTGGTGCTACGAAACACAGGGCGTCAACGCGCCATTCTGCACCTTTCGCCAATCGTCCTGCCGTCGCATCGCCATCGACCTAAACCGGGCCAACGGGCCGCGCGAGTATGAGGTGGAGCTAATCCACTACGCCACTTCGCAATCAGCCGCCTGGACCGGCGCAGAAGCGGCGATGACTGATCTGGACAACCTGACCGGCTTAATCCCGTCCACGGGCACCGTGCGCGTCAAGAAGTGCATCGTGGCGGACGAGTCAGATCTCGTCAGCGAGGAAGCCGCGGCGCGCGGGCTGTTTGCCGTGGCGCAGACGTTGCGAATTACTACCTAGTTTTCCGGCATGTCGTGAGACACCCGGCGTGGGGGATATAAGGCCCCCGACCACTTCAACTACTGCCGTGACGGCAGAAGGAGCCCAATATGGCTACATTCACGGCCGTTGCCGGAACGCTGTTCAAATACACCGTTTCCGCTTCGCTGACCACCATTCCCGGCGTTCAAAGCGTCTCGTTTTCCGGGGGCGAAAAGAATGATATCGAAGTCACCGCGATCAGCGACGAAGATCAGGTCTTCGTCGGCGGCCGGCGCTCCGCCCTGGAAGCATCCTTCGGCATGTACTGGGACCCGACCGACGCCGGGCAGGTGGCGATGTTGACCGCCTACAACGCCAGCGCTAGCACCCCGGTCGCTATGACCATCACGGAAGCCGACGCGGGCGCGGCCACGCAGGCATTTTCCGGCTACGTCAAGAGCATGGTTCCGACCTATGACCGCGACGGCGCCCACATGTACAACGTCGTCATCAAACTCACGACCGCAATCACCTTCACCGCCTAAGGAGGCGTTCATGATTGACCCCGTAACCCCCGCTACGCTTGTGCCGTGGCGGGGGAAGAGTTACACGTGCCAAGCGACGCTCGGCGCGCTAGCGGCGGCTTCTGGTGCGCTAGACGTGCCTATCCTGGAGCCGATTCCCGGAAACGTCTTCGCAAAGCCGGAGTTTTTCAAGCGCGGCGTGCTTCTATTCGCACTACTTCGCCCGTTTGTGCCCTCTGTCACGATTGACGCCTGTCTAGAGGAAGTGACTGGTCCGAAGGCCGACTTCTATCTGAAGGCTATTAATGACGCCTACGAGCATCTGACGCCCGCAATCACGCGGTTGCTGGGCGGACCATCGGAGGCCGAAAAGCCCCCTTTGGCCGAGTCGAGTTCTGGCGGCGACTCTGGGCCAGCGCTCGTATCCACCTCGGGATCTCGTCGGAAGAGTTCTGGTCGCTGACCCCCGGCCAGCTAGCGGACCTGTTCACGGAATGGATGAAAGCGAACGGAGGCGAAGCGAGTGGCGCAAAACAAGGTCGCGTTAGAGGTGCGCTCATTCCGTGATGCGAAACGCGACTTCCAGTCGCTCGTCAAGGCCATGGACCCAGCTACGTCGTCCTCGCAGGTTTATGCGCTGTATCGGGTAGCCCAGAAAGAAATCCAAGACGCGCTGTACAAGGGCGGGCTGTTTGCGCGCGATGCCGTCCGCTCAATGGCAGCAGCAACGCACGCTCCACGCCGCCTCTACTCCGGCTCAAAGCCGGCTATTTTTTCGTTCGCCGATTTCAACGCGTCGACGGATAGCAAGCGGAAGCGCTCTGTATTGGTTGGCGTGCGTACTGGTTTAGCGAGCAAGGCACCCGATAAGAGTCTGTACGTCAATTGGTCGAAGGGTAGCGGTAACCGTAAGAGCGACGGATCAAAGATTGGCTCAGGCGGATTGTCGATGTCGTTTGGCTCGCTGTTCGAGCGAGGCACGCAAAACCGGCGTATCAAGCCAAAAAACTTTTTCCGCTTTGGCGTAGCGGCGGCCAGCAGCCGCATTATTGCGGGCGTCGGCAACGCCTACAAACGCGCGGTGCAAGTGCTGAACAAGAACACAAACTAATGGCTATTTCAGACATCCTTTTCCGCATCTCGACCGATACGACTGCCTTCCAGCAGTCGATGGGTAAGGTCAATGGCACGCTTGACAAAATCGACAAGCAAGCCCGGAAAACCACGTCTGGATTTACAGCTTTAGGCGCTACACTCACCAGCGCCGGAACGACGATGACGCTGGGCATCACCGCCCCGCTTGTGGCGCTCGGCATTGGCGCGGCAAAGGCGTCCGGTGATATCGACGTGCTGAAGCGCGCGCTACTTGCCACCACCGGAAGCGCTGACGAAGCGTCGAAGCAATTCGAGCGATTGCAAGATATCGCCAAGCTGCCAGGCATCGGGTTAGAAGAGGCCGTGCGCGGCTCCATCCGTCTGCAAAATTACGGCCTGAGCGCGTCCTTATCGGAAAAGGCGTTACGCAACTTTTCCAACGCCGTGGCGGCCGGCGGCGGCTCCGCCGATGACACCTCGGAAGCATTGCGCCAGCTCGGCCAAATGTACGGGCGCGGTAAAGTCACGATGGACAACCTCCGGATCATCCTGGAGCGCGTCCCGCAGGCGGCGGCGATCATCCGCAAGGAATGGGGCAGCGAGGCGCTTGCCGACCCGGCCAAGGCGTTTGAAAAGCTGGGGCTTACATCGCAGCAGGTTATAGAGACGTTGATTGACCGTATGGACGCGGTGCCACGCGTGTCGGTCGGGTTCACCACGTCCATGGAGAACTTGGGGCAAGCCATCAAGATTGCGGCGGGCACGATTGGCGACGAGTTAACGCCGTACATCATCGCCGCAATTCCGAAAATTGAAGAAATGGCCGCTGGCACCAAAGACGCCATCCAGGCGTTTAAGGACTTGCCGAAACCGATCAAAAATACAGCGCTGGCGATTACCGGGATCGCAATTGCGGCTGGTCCAGTGGCGCTGGTCGTCGGCAAGCTAGCGGGTGCCTTCACCGCGATTAAGACCTTCGCCATTGGGGCAGCTACGCTCCTTCAGCCGGTAGCCACTGGCATTACGCTTATTGGCACCGCTGCCGTAGCGGCTGGGCTTGCCGTGGGTAGCTTTATTTATTGGCTGAAGCAGACGCCGACGGCGCTTGCACAGCAGAAGAAGGCCGCAGACGAAGCAGCGGATGGGATGCGCAAGATTAACGAGCGCATGGGTACGGGTGCGCAGTCGGCGAAGGAGTTACCGGTTCCGTTTGGATTGGCGACCGAGGGAATTATCGCGTTTGGGAAAGCGCTGGAAAACAAGGCGCCCAAGCTCAAAGAGTTAACCGAGGAGCAAAAAAAAGCCGCCGAAGAGGCGCGCAAGGCCGCAGCGGAAGCATATAAGAACTCTTTTGCTGGGTTGGCGGAAGCCGAAAGCACCGCCAAAATTGGCAGCGCACTCAAGGCGGCCGCATCGGCGTGGCTGGAATACAACACGATGCATGACCTTGGCGGCAAGAAAATGCCGGTCATGCGTAGCGAGTTGGGCTGGCTAGCCGAAGCATCGGACCAATACGCGGCATCCCTCCGCGCGGCCGGAGAAGCCATGAAGGCGCTGATTTTCGCCCAAACGCCGACCCCTATAGGATTCCCTGAACTTCCCACGCGACCATTCGGGAACGGCAGCGAACTTGCGCGCGAATCAGCCGGAGCGCTCGGCATTGAAACGGAATCGCAGCGGGCGAAGCGCATTGCCGACCTGCAAAGGCACGCCGATACTTTGCGCGAATTGAACCGTCGCAGTGATCCGAATGTCTCTGGCAACATGGTCATCGAAGCAGAGGAAAAACTAAAGGCCGCCATCGAAGGCACAGGGCGCGCGGCTACTATCAGCGGCAAGGCCCAAACCAAAGCCCTCCAGCAAGTCTCCACTGTCGTAACCGACCTATCGCGCGGCATCGCCGGGATCATCTTCGAAGGCGGCAAGTTTGGCGACATGCTACAGAAGGTTGCCAAGCAAGCCGGGCAGGCCATCACGCGCGAGCTCATCGAAGGCGCACTGTCAAAGCTATCGGCAAAACTCCTGGACGTTGGCGGCATCTTTGGCAAGGTTTTCGGCGGCGGCACAGGCGTAGTTAAGTCCGTATCTGGTGGCATGGGCGACCTTGGTGGGGCTGCTACGGGTGGCATTGGCGGCGCTGCTACGGCGGCGTCTTCTGGACTTGCGGGCATAATTGGGGCCGCTGGCTCTGTCGTTTCGGCTATTTCCGGCGTGATCGGCAATTTCCAAATGGCCGGGATAAACAAAACGCTTGACCTCATTGAGCACGAGGTCCGCTACAGCCAAATCCACCTCCTCAACACGCTGAACAAAGCGAACGAGTTTTGGCCCTATATGAAGTCCGTTTGGGAATCTTTGATTCGCATGGAAACCGCTGGCGGATTTGATGGCGGCGGCGGCACGGTCAATGTGTCTATGGCCGGGGCCTACCTCATGAGCGATTCCCAGATGGGCGACTTTGCCGACCGCCTAGCGCGGTTTCTGAAGGCTCGGGGTATCTAGGTGGGCATCTCTGTTTTAATCGCCTCCACGCTGCGCAACAGCGTCACGGCCCCCGCATCTATCTCGCTTACCCGAACACTCGGGGAACCGGCGACGTGCGAACTAGTGACCACCGACGCAACTGGTTCAGTGGTGCCCGTCGTCGGCAACATCATTGAAATACAGGACCAGGCGTCGGACGTGCAGTTTTTTGGCACGGCTCAGGAAATCACCACCACGAGACGGGATCACACGACCGCTAATGAGTGCCGGATCACGGCCACCGACCTTAACCACGCCACCACGCGGAGACTGGCGGGCCAATACGAGTGGACCGGTAAGACGGTGCTGTACATCGTCTCTGATATCGTCACTAACTCGCTATCCGGCGACCTGACAGACGTTTCGCTGGTCGAAACCGGGCCGACGATTGACCGGTTCGCGGTGGACTATTCGACGGTCAAAGAAGCCTTTGACGCGCTGGCCGAAATGGCGGGGATGCGCTGGTATATTGACGAGCTTAACCGCCTCCACTTCTTCACGCCGCCCGCCTCGCCGGATTCGCCGTTTGCCATTACGGACGGCACGAACGTCTCCAGCCTCAGCGTGCGCGCAACGCGCGAGGACTACTGCAACACCGTCACCGCCCGAGTCGGGCAGGCTTTGCGCGACCCCGACGTGCAAGCCTTTGCGGGCGACGGTGCCACTAAGTCATTCTCGGTTGATTACCTCATCGCGCAAGCCCCGACCGTGCGCGTGGCGGGCGTCGATGCGCTCGTCGGCATCCTGGGCGTGGACACCGGCAAAGATTGGTACTGGCAGGCCGGATCGGCTGAGATTCGGCAAGAGGACGCGGACGCCGCGCTCGCCCTGGCTGTTGCGCTGGAAGTCACTTACGTGGGCATCGATTTGATTTATGTCGGCGTGTCGGATGCTGGCGAAATCAGCGCGCGCGCCACAGCAGAGGGCAACTCTGGCATCTACCACAAGCTGATCGAAATAGAAGGCCAGCTCACGCGGTCCGACGCCACCACGGCGGCGCAAGCCTACCTGGACGCCCACAAAGAACTGACCTATGTTCTGAGCGCGGAAACAAACGACTACAAAGAGCCCGATATCCTCACGATCCGCCCTGGCGACGTGATTTCCATGACCCGCGCGGGCTACGGCACGACGGGCAATTTCCTCGTGCGCTCGGTCAACCTCACCCACATGGAGGGCGTTCCGGATACCGCTACTTACCAGTGGCGCGGGCGCATTGAAGCCGTCAAGGGGCCGCTCCTCCGCACTTACACCGACATCATTAAGGGCACCAGTGGCGGCGGCTCCGTGGGCGGCAGTGGGGCGGCTGTGACCGCATCGAGCGGCGCCGGGGTGTACCTGCATGAAATCGGCACGCTGACCGCTAACACAACGATAACGCCAACCGTCGCAGCTACGACCGGGGCGACGCTGTACGTTTTCGGGACTACCGGCGCATCGCCATACACGATTGCATTTCACGCTGACTGGTTCGCCACCGTCCCAAACTCACTCATTCCGGCCGCCGCCGGTATCACGTTCTGCTTTCCGTTTGTCGGCCGCGGTGACGGCCTGTGGTGGTTCAGCGGGCCCTCGACCAACAACCAAGCATAATGCGTCAATTACTCCTCATTCTCGCCACGCTCGCCGCCTTTGGGCAGGCCACCACACCGTACAAGGTTTCCCAGTCTTCTGGGAGCCTGGCGGGCCAAATCTGGCTACAGGAGCCGCGGTCTGGCGGTACCGACTGGCTGAAATTGCGCGCCGGTACGCTCGCCGGTGACCTGACGTTCACCCTCCCCGCCACCGATGGAACATCCGGCCAGTGCCTGCAAACGGACGGGGCTGGAGCCCTCTCGTTCGCCGCCTGCGCCGGCTACTGGACCCTCAGCGGCTCCGACATCTATCGCTCAACCGGCATCGTCACAATTGGCCACACGGCGCCCACCGTTCGCCTTGGGCAGAACCTCAACACGAACTACTCCGGGAATTACGGCGGCATGGCGCTTAACACGTTCTCCGCCACCGGGGCGCATGGCTCGGTTCTCGACTTCAATAAGTCCGCATCAGGCACGCTGGGCGCGCATGGGGCGGTAGCGTCAGGCGACACCCTCGGGGTTTTTGTGTTCCGTGGCAGTGATGGCACCGCGTTCCAGCGGGCCTCCGAAGTGCTCGGGGAAGTGGATGGCACGGTTTCCTCGGGCGTGGTGCCGGGGCGCATCCAGTTCCGCACCGCGAACAGTTCCGGCACCATGACGGAGCGATGGCGAATCGACAAATCGGGCCACCTAACGGCAGGGACGAATAACGGCTGGAATATTGGCGGCGGGTTTAGTGGCGGGGTGGGTACCGGCAATCCGGCGGCGGTTTACGCGGAATCCAAACTCTCCAGCCGAAAAGTGACGCTCTACGACAACACCGGCAGCATTGCAATCCCCGGCGAGTGGGATCTGAACGCCGTGGCTTCTGGGGTGGGGGCCGCCGCGCAGTCCAATTTCTACATCCGCAACAACGCCGGCGCCAACATGCTCATGATCGAGGCGGTGAACGGCGGTGGAACCGTCGACCGTTCCATTTTCTACACCGACATTATTCCCGATGCGGCCAATACCAGGAAGGTCGGAACCACTTCCGTACCGTTTTCGCAGGTCAACGCCAGGACAGCCACATTCCAGTATTTGAACGTCACGACGGGCGCGGCGGCCGGACTCGTCTTGCGAGATGCCACTGGCGCCGGCGCGGCCACCTGGGGGTATTCGGATGAATACGACGTGCGCAACTTCGGCGCGGCGTGCGATGGGACTACCGATGACACAGCGGCCATCGAGGCGGCGATCGCGGCGGGCGCGGCCAATAAGCACAAAGCGATCCTCCCACAAGGCACCTGCAAGGTAACCACTATCGATATTGCCAACTCCTACGGTGGCATTCGCGGGCAGGGCCGCAGTAACTCAATCCTCTTCAGCACCACTAACGCTCCAATCATTCGCATTGATAACGCTGGGCCGCTCTACTACCTCGAATTTTCTGACTTCCAACTAAAGGGCTCGGGCGCTGGCACCTCGCAAAACGGTATTGAATCGGCAACGGCAGGGTTCGGTGTCTCAACCATCCACAATCTGTATTTTGACGGTCTGTGGCGCGGCGTGAAGCTCGGGCACACGACCGACTTGGGAGACAACAATATTCTCGATTGCGCTTTTTCCATGAGCGTGACGAACTCCGTGGGCATCGAGTCCCTGCATACGTCGAGCGGTTCGATTTGGTCGCGCAACTTTTTCGGTGGCACTGCTGAAGCGCTTGGCGCCACCAGCGGCAACCGCGCCTTCTACTTACATGGCTATGTCGGCGATACGATCATGGACGGCAATCACATGGAGGGCGGCTGGATCGGCTTTGACATCTCCTGCGACAATGGAACCTTCGCCACTGGGCTATGCTCCTACGGAGAAAACCTCGTCATCACGAGTAACAAAATCGACGGGTACGCTCTCGATTTTCGCCTCTACAACCTGCACAACTCGACCATCCTCGGCAATCGCGGGCGCGGCGTGCTTGACGCGCAGATAACCGGCACTTCCACGTCTGGCATGATCTACGATGTCGTGGGACGCACGGACACCGGGAGCGCCATCGAGCGCGCCGGGTGGAAGCTCACCACCAGCACTGGCGACACCGCGATCAACGCCTACGACGAAGGGCGCATTCGGCTGGGCACAGTGACCTCGAACCTCTCGAATACACGCAACGGCATCAGCATCCAAGACCAAGGTGCCTCTTCGGCTATCGCGCTTGGTCAAAGCACCACGCGAAACATGGGGATGATGTGGGATTACAACGCCACGGCTGGCAGCGCGTATGGCTTGCTGTACACGTTCAGTTACTCCAACCCGTTGCTCTATGGCGCATCGTCTCATCAGTTCGTAGGTGCAAACGGGCCAGCTCTCGGCTCCGGGCAAAACATCGCGCCGGTGTGGGTAAGCGCGGGCAGCGGGTTTGTCGGCTATGGCTTTTACCGCACCGACGACACCAACGGCGGATGGCTGCTGGGCACATCTGGCGTTGCTGTCGGCGACTTTGCTATCTATCAGAACCAGGGCGCTGGCGTTCCCGCTCGACGGCTGTCCATCAACCCCAGCGGCGCGGTGGATGTGGCGGGCGCATTGAGCGCCACGGCGCTTACAATCAACACGGGCGCGGCCACGGTTGGGCACGTCTGGACCGCCACAAGCACCGGCGGCGCGGGCTCATGGCAAGCCATCCCCACTGCGCTCCCCGTCGTGGATACTACCGGCATCGCCAAAGGCTCATCGGACGCGACGAAGATCGCGCGCCTGGAAGTGGACGGGCTGACTACCGGAACGACGCGCGTGCTTACGGTGCAGGACGGGGATTACATCCTGGCCGGGTTAAACATCAATCAAACCTTCGTCAATCCGCAAACCATCGCCATCGCCAGCGTCCAAACGCAGATGACCCTGGCGCAGACCAACAGTACCGCCACATACGATCCGGCGTGCCTTGTACTAGCCTCGACCGATACCGTCACCAGTACCATTTATGGCGCGGCGCGGGTGTGCGCGGGGTACGAGTCGGCAGCATTCACCGATGAGAAATTCGCCATCCAAACCGCCACCGGCTCCGGCACATATCAGGACGCGCTGACCATCAAAAACCAGGCCGTCACGATTCTGGGCAGCATTGCCGCCACTGGCTCGGCTACGTTCTCATTCGTCAACGGCGTTCTCGATGGAACCATGGTCCCGCTGTTCTCTGGCAACGGCTCCATTGGATCCGCAACCTACAAGTACGGCGACTTTTTCGGCGTGCGCGGCAACTTCAACGCGGCAACCATTGGTGCGGCATCGGCTACCGTTCGATTGGGACAGAACCTTGATGTCAATTATAGCGGCGACTTTGCAGGAATGGCGATCAACACATGGAGCGCAACGGGCGGGCACGGCGGCGTCATCGATTTCAACAAGTCCGGCTCGGGCACAATTGGCACGCAAGCGGCTGTAGTGAGCGGCGAGACGCTGGGCTTCCTTGTGTTCAGGGGCAGTGACGGGACGGCATTTCAAAGGGCCGCCCAAATCAATGGCGAAGTCGATGGAACCGTGTCATCCGGAGTCGTCCCTGGCCGCATTTTGTTGCGCACCGCAAGCACTTCCGGCGTGATGACCGAGCGTATCCGCGTGGACTCGGCCGGGCTGACCACGATCACGGGCGACCTCACGGTTACCGGTACCTGCACAGGGTGTGGCGGCTCTACGCTGCCAGTGATTGACACCACCAACATCGTCAAGGGATCTGCCGACGCGACGAAGCTCCTGCGCTTTGAGGTTGATGGGATCACGACCGGCACCACGCGCACGCTCACACCGCAGAACAACAGCTACACCCTAGCCGGAACGGACATCGCGCAAACATTCAGCAGCACGCAGACCTTTAGCGGCACGCTGGCGGTAAGCGGCACGATTGGCGATGACCTAACCCCGTCGTCCGATGGCACCTTCACCAATGGCACAACGTCCTTCCGCTGGGGCTCAATCGCCACTTACAACGCCGATTTCAATGGCGTTTTGACGCTTCAGAGTGGCACAACTATCACCGGCTCAATCCTGCCAACGACGAACAATCTCTATGCCTTAGGGAATACGTCCTATCGCTGGTCCAACGTCGCCACTGTCAACGCAAATATCAGCGGGACTCTCACCGCGCCAAGCGGCGGGACGGGCGTCTCAGCGACGAAAACCGTGCGGGACTCCGCCGGCACCGGCACCTGCACGCTGATCTTCAGCGGCGGAATCCTGACCGGCGGCACCTGCTAATCTGATCCGCCACGCGCGGAAACAGTAACGGCGGCGTTATGCGCCGCCAGACTCCTTGGTATTCTCAATTTATGCGTACCCTACTCGCACTCCTGGCAATGGGCATTGCCGGGGCGGCCGAACAGCCGAAACCCACGCCATCCCTGAACACCGCCGAGCGCACCGCGCTGGGCTATGTAGTCGGCGAGTCCAAAAAGCTCGACGACCAGCAAAAGCAACTCCGCGCGCAATACGAGGCCATCATGGTTGATGTTTGCAAGCGGGCCATCGGGCTCCCCGCGTGCAAGATCAACGACGACGGGACGATCACCAAGGCGGCGGAAGAGGTGAAGAAGTGACACCGCATCCACGCACGAAGCTGGGCCTCCAGATTGACTGGGGGATTGTTCTGTTCTTCCTCCTCCTCGCCGGGGCCTGCATTGCGCGGGGGCAGGATGCGCCGAAATCCATCTGCGGCACCGACGACCGCAAACCAACGCCCAGCATCGACCTCATCCAAGTCGCTTGCGTGGACTATGACCGTCTCCGCGAGCTTGCTCCGCAGTACCCATGGCCGGTGGGCAAGGTGACGCAGGTACTCGTCCATGTCCGCGAAGGCGATGCCGTGCGCGTGACGGTTGATGGCGTGCAGAAATTCGCCGATCTCATCCGCGATGCCTGGGGCCGGCTGATTGCGCTGGTCCAGTTCGACGGCACGGACTACAAGGCGGTGGCGGTCAAGGTGTACCGGGCGGTGGAGGAGTGAAACTCCGCACCGCTGCCGTAGATGCCGCCGTAGACAACAAGCGCGTCGGTGGTCCGTGGGCTATCCCGCTGGACAAAGACGCGCTGAAAGAAATCAAGGCGCTTGAACAGGAGTTCGGTCGCGTGGAATTTGAGCAAGCAAAGGACAACACGAAATGACGTTTATCTCTCCCAATAAAGCCGAAAACATCGGCATCCAGACCGCCTCCGAGTTCATTGACAAGTTGAACCGGCTGGGCTTCCGCTTCGGGCCGCTGTATCTCGATGAGGACGATAACGGGCCGATGGCATCCGCCGCTACGCTTGTCTCCGAAGTCCCCGAGCTGGACCAGTCGGGCAAATACAACGTGATCGCGTTCGCCGGCGGCGACTGGCACAACGTCGCACAGCTGCACCGTCAGTTCGGCGCTGGCACGCTTCAGGACTTCAAGGAAGTTCACGCCGATGTATACCGCGGGCAAGACCCGGACCTGGCTCTACTGAGCATCCCCGGCGCCGCAAAGGCCATCGAAAAACTGATCGAGAAGGCGTAAGCGATGCGAGCCGCATGGAAAGCCATTCTCGCCGCCGCGCTCGGTGGGGCCGCGACGGCGGCCTCTGACGCGCTCATGTTTGACGGCACCACTCACCCCAAGCAACTTGCCGCCAAGGCCGCCATTGGGGCCGCTGTGGCCGTTGCTGGCTATCTCAAACAGTCACCCATCAAGCCGGAAGCACCACCGCCCGAGAAGTGAAAACTCCAATGCCGGAGAATGAATTGGAACAACTCGAACGTATTGCGGGGACCCTCGATAATATGCGCGAGGACGTGAGTGCTCTCACCACGTCCCAAGCTGTCCAGACCTCGGACATCAAGCACATTTTAGACCACCTGGCGCGGGTTAACGGGCGGCTCGGCAAGTCCGAAGACCGTCTTTCCAGCCTGGAAAATGACCGGGCGGAAGCAAGAGGCGCATGGAAATTCGTGGCGCTAATCGCGTCGATACCAGCCGCGATAGTCGGCTCTATTTTTGCGTGGGTTGCAAATCACGGGGGCAAGTAATGGCCAACCTAAACCGCGTGTGGAAGCGGTGGATGGCTACTGGGTGCCTGCACTCTACCCACGCTTGCGCGGAGTACCAGCGCAATGTCCGGGCATTCAAGGCGGCATTCCACCCGGCGCGGCATATCGAGCTGGGCGACCTCCTCGAAACCACCGCCCTTCGATCCGGCGCCCGCGGCACGAAGGACGAAGCCGAACCGCTGGAGCCGGACGTGAATAAAGGGCTGGCGTGGCTCGCTGAAATGGAACCGTCGGACTGGCTGCTCGGCAACCACGACGACCGAATCATCCAGCTACTATCGCACCCGTCCGCTATCGTCGCCGAGCTTGCCCGCCGCCTCTGGTCCGACATGCAAGCGGCGGCAGGGAAGGCCGGGGCGAAGATCCACCCATACGACATCGAGCGCGGCTGGATTCGCGTGGGTAACGTGTACATGGGGCACGGGTACATGTACAATATCAACGCCCTCCGCGATCACGTCGAAATGATGGGCGGGAATGTGGTGATGGCGCACCTGCACGTAGCGCACACCTTCCGCGCTCGCAACCACGGCGGGCACTGGGGCGTATGCGTCGGCACTGGGGGCGATCCCCGCACGATGGGGTACGCGCGGCGGCGGCGGCAGACTCTCGCGTGGAACCACGGCATAGCCTACGGCGAGTACGCGGACAATGACAGCACAATGCAACTCCTCCAATGGAACTGCGCACACGGCGCGAAGGAGTCCCCCCGATGGCTAATCTCCTAGCAGACCTCGCCGCGGCGCTCGCCGATGGCGGAATGGAAACCCCGCCCGCGGACTTCCAGACCACCGCCGAACATGCCGCCGCCGCTGGCCTCAGTGTGCCGCAAGCCGGGAAAATACTGCGCTGCGGCGTGCTGGCTGGCAAGGTGGAGCGCAAGACGTTCCGCATCCGCAACGGCGCCCGCGTGGTGCCCATCCCGCATTATCGGGTGATCCTATGACCCGCGAGCGATGGGCGCTGCTATTGGGCGAGTGGGCCGCAATTCTCGGCATCACCGAGCGCCCGCGCCTCCTGATCGTCCCGGCGTCCGAAATTCCAGGCGATGACGCGCGCGCCGACTTCGACGACTGCCGGGCGACGCAGTGGACAGTTAAGATCCGCCGCGGCCTGCACAAAGACCCCGACCTCATCATTTGCCACGAGCTGCTACATGTCCGCACCGGGCTTACCGATGCCACGCATGAGGCATGGATCTGTGACGTGGCGGCGGCGCTGGTGGCGCTTAAGCGGCGGGGCAACTTTGTGGCACAAAGTATCGATAAACCATTGAAAATATAGGCAGTTAGGCGTATACTTAGACATGGTTAAATCAGCACGGACAATCACCCGCGACCGCAAGTGCGTGGAGGCAATGCGCACGGCTGCCGAGTGTATCGGCGAGATCGAAAAGGATATGTCTCTTTTCGCGGTGACGCGCGGTCAGTTTTCCATGATCGACTGCGTGCGGCACTGCCTGGACAAAATGGGGCCGTCACGGCTGACGATCTGGACGTGGTGTATCGCCGATTACGAGATTGAGACCTTTGAGTGGCTGTTACGGACTGGCGGCATCACGGAGGCGCTGCTGGTGATCGACCGGGCCGGCGAACAACAGGTGGCGAAGACGCGGAGCTTTCGGGACGGAAGCATTGACAAGGCCGAAAAGCAGGGCGCGCTCATGCTTCGCTGGAAGGAAAAGTTTGGGCCTGAGTCTATTCGCGTCGTGCTGAATCACGCGAAGATTGCCACACTGGACAACGGCACGCACCAGGTGGTGATTCGCGGTTCCATGAACCTAAACCACAATCCGCGCTTCGAGCAATTGGACATCACGGAAGGCGCCGGGCCGTTTGAGCTGATTCAGGAGATTGAGAACTCATTGCCGGTACTGGGCGAGAAGTACACGCGGCGCGAAGTCGAGGACGCAACAGGCGCGCATTGTCTGTTTTCGGACGAAGAGTTGAAGCCGTTCCTCACGGCAGAATTGAAGGTGTGGGCAAAATGACGCGCGAAGAAATCGTCAAGGCACTACTGAAAGAAAAGAACCGGCCTGAAAAGGCCGGTTTGTACGCTGACTCATTTATCGAGTACCGAGCGGCGCAAGACAACATCGACAAGAACGGCTCCATCGTAGCCGACCCAAGGAGCGGCGCCGCGGTGCCGAATCCATTCTTGACCGTGCGGGATAAAGCATTTGCCCGCCTGGAATCTCTTCACAAGGCGGGCGTTAAGGCTTCGGTGCTGTGGTAGTTAGCAGCGGTGGTTTCGCTGCTTCGCCCGCGCGGCGGTCATAAGCCCGCAAGGGCAACGCGGGTACCTTAGCGGCGGGCCTCCGTTGCGCCCTCCGGTCTTGGTCTTGCGGAGGGCTTGCAAGGCGACGGCGGCGGGGTTTTTCGGGGTGGTCATCGGGTGGCCTTCCATTTGGCATAACCGAGCCCAATCGGGCAACCGGCGTAATACCAGGCGTCAATATCGCCGTTAAGGTCGGCGGCTTCGCGCCGCGCTTGGGATTCTATCATCTGCGCTTTACGCAGGGTGTCGGTGCGGGTGGTGTACCCGTAAAAAGTGACGGTGATCATCTCTATCTCCTGTGGTTGTTATTCCGCGCCGATAACGCGGGGAAGGCTTGCTTCCCAGGTGCGAAGCGCTGCCTTTGCAGCCTGGGCGGCAGTGTAAGAGGCAAAAGCCGGGCCGGTCTTGACCTGAGCGATAGCGGCGTTGACCATATCGAGCTTTTCCTGATCTAAGGCCAAGTGGCCGACGCTGGCGACGATAGCCGGGTTGACGGCGAGGCGAAGCGGCTTAACCTCGCAGGCTCTGGTGAACTTCCCGGCGCCTTCGCACTGGAAGGCAATTCCAAATGTGTGGTTGTCAGTGAAGGCTAGCATGGAAATCGTCGCGCCGGAGGCGAAGGTGATTTGGGTTTTGTCTGCGCTGTTCATACTTTAACTATAAACCAACGATGCATTACTGTCAACAACAAAATGACCCGCCGCGCATTATTTTTTCTGGCCGCCGCTGACCCGGACAAGCCGCCACCCGCCAGCGAGCAGGCCATGAACCGCTTCGCCGGGCTCTGGAATGAATACGTCGAGCGGCTAAAAATCGGCGTTATCGACCTCAAGCAGTGGCGGGCGGTGGCGCGGGAGTGGGAGCGGCTACGGTAGCTTTCGCCCGTCGCGCCGCCACCATCTTTGCCGCCCACTCCGCGCGCTGTTCCGGCGTCTTGGCGGCGTTGGGGCCTTTGGGTACTTTAGCCAGCCCGCCGCGCCGTCCGAGGGCGACGGCGGCGGGGTTTTTCGGGGTGGTCATGCGGTCAACCCGCGATACACGGCGGAAAACGAGTGGTTGGGCATGACTGGCAAGCGTCGCCAGCGAGGATCTTCATTCTCCGCCCAGACTTCGCGGATAAACTGATAGGCGGCTTCGACGCTGGGGTACTCGCCGGACTGGAAGGCATCGCGAACGCTGGCGGCTGCTTCGGTTGCTGCGGCGGCGGATATGTTTGGGTTATTCATCTCATCTCCTCTGCGGGCATCACGCCGCCCGCTGGCGTTGGGGTGGGGGTTACTGAACCGTGCCCGTGGTGGGCATAGCGGACAGCGTGAGTAGCGCGGCCATTGCCGCATTGCATTCTTTGCCGCCCCAGGGCATGTATTCCACTTCAATCGCAGAGCCATCGGCGAGCATGGCCAGCGCGTCATTCATGCTCATTTTGAAATACCGCATCGGGCAGGACTTGTACGAAATGCGGTAGGCGGAACGCTTGCCGTTTTTGTCGGTGCCGAAGGCGATTTGGGTTTGTTGTGCGCTATTCATACTTTAACTATAAGCGCTTATCGTTCTCGTGTCAAGTCTTTTGTGAGAAAAAACACCATGAAAAAACTATTACTTTTCCTTGGCGCACTGGCGCTTCAGGCCCAATCGGTCACGCTGTCCGACACGCTCACCAGCGCCGTCGGGGGCGCCGCCTACACCGGGCGAATTACGGTAACCCTGAGCGCGCCGGGCAGCAGCCAGCCGCTCTACTACTCGACCACCTCCCTAGGCGGCTGGCAGTACATCCTCTGCGTTGGCGTCACGGGCTCCGATTGCAGCGCGACGACCGCGGCTGGCGTGGTGACAATCCCCCTCTACGCCAACTCGACCATTACCCCGGCGGGCACCTCCTACGCGGCGCGCTACACCCCGGCGAAGGGTGCCGCATGGTCGGAAACCTGGACCGTCGAGCCCGGCGATACCAAGCTCTATCAGGTGCGCTCCACGACCGTGCCATCGCCAACGGTCATGTTCCAGCCGTCGCAATTGACGGCGGGCGGGGCGTCCAACGGCAACTGCCTAGTCTTCGATGGCACCGTGTGGGAGCCCGCGGCCTGCGCCTCTGGTGGCGGCTCTGGAACCGTTACGAGCGTGGCGGTAACTGTCCCATCAATTCTGAGCGTCACCGGGTCACCCATCACCACCAGCGGCACGCTCGCGCTTTCGCTGGCAACGCAGACGGCCAACCAAGTTTTCGCCGGGCCAACCTCGGGCGGCGCCGCAACACCAGCATTTCGAGCGCTCGTATCTGCCGACATCCCGGCCAACGCCGCAAACACGAGCGGCAACGCGGCAACCGCTACGGCGCTGGCGGCCAATGGCACAAACTGCACGGCTGGAAGCTACCCATTAGGCGTGGACGCCTCCGGCAACGCCGAGGGTTGCACAGTTGCCAGTGGTGGCGGTGGCACTGTCTCATCGGTGAGCGTCACGACCGCCAACGGCGTCTCCGGCAGCGTGGCAAACGCTACGACCACCCCGGCCATCACGCTCACCCTTGGAGCGATCACGCCCACAACCATCGTCGCATCAGGGGCGATCAGCGGTTCCAATCTCAGCGGCACCAATACGGGCGATCAGACCACGATCACGGGCAACGCCGGGACCGCGACGGCGCTCGCGGCCAATGGGGCTAATTGCAGCGCTGGTCAATTCCCCCTTGGCGTCGATGCGTCCGGGGCGGCGGAGACGTGCACGGCGCTCCCCACGACCATCGCAGGCACGGCGAATCAGATCACGGCCAGCGCTTCGACCGGCGCCATCACGCTATCTATCCCGACCAGCCCGACGCTTCCCGGTACGACGACGGGCACATTCAGCGGCAACCTGACGGGTAACGTGACGGGTAATGTCTCTGGGACCTCGGGCAGCACCACGGGCAACGCGGCCACCGCCACGGCGCTGGCCGCGAACGGGGCAAACTGTTCGGCGGGAAGCTTCCCGCTGGGCGTCGATGCGTCCGGGGCCTCCGAAACCTGCACAGCGCTCCCAATCACGATCAGCGGAACGGCCAATGAAATCACGGCGTCGGCCTCGACGGGCGCGGTAACGTTGTCGCTGCCTTCGACAGTCAACCTCAGCTCGAAAACTCTCCGCGTTCCCAACGGCACCTTCCTTCCCGGCGGCTGCACCGTCGGCGACGCCTATATGGACACGGACGCGACGACGGGCTCGCGCTGGTACCTGTGCGAGTCCACGAATACCTGGGTGGTCCAGGGAGCGGCGTCTGGCGGGAGCGTGCTGCGCACTACCTATGCATCTCTTCCGGCGTGCGGTGGAAGTAATACCAATTACCAATACGTGCTGACGGATTCGATTTACAGCGCGCACTGCAATGGGACTTCGTACGCTTATTGGTCTGGGCAGAAGTACATTCCGACTCTGCCGTGGAGCAACGGCACCACCTTCGGGACCGGAGCCACTGTTACAGCCACGACTGGTAGCGTTTTATTTGACGCAGGATCTCCGACAGGTGGAGACTCTATCCGCGCCGCTATCAAAGCCATCCCAACCGCACCTTACACGATCATCCTAGACTTCGATATGTCTCAGGCTGGAGCCGTTGGTTCGTCGTCATGCGGGCTGGTGATTACGGACGGAACCACCGCCGCATCGAACAAAGTCATTACGCTGATGCAAAGCTACATCGGCCTCAACATGACCAAACTGACGAACGCGACGACCTGGAACTCAAATTACATTGCCTACGCGCAGGCGACTTCGCGCAATAAGTTTAGCATTAGGTTGGTGGACGACAATACCAATCGCACTTGGTCAATCTCAACTGATCGAATCAATTGGACGCAGGTCTCACAGCAGTCTAGGACCGATTTCTTGACCGCCAGCCATTACGGCTACGGGTGTAATATGACTGGTGTTTCCGGTTACGTCACAATGGTCGTAGAGGGACTCTATGCGCAGTAAACGCGGCACTGCCGCCAGGAGTGAGTAATGCTACTTGCCACCGTCCTCCTCGTCTGGCTCGACGTTATCAACCCGCCTGGCGCTAATTACCAGGTGTACCGGGCACCGGGCGCGTGTTCGGAGGCCTCGCGCTTCGAGCGCGTCAACGCCGCGCCGCTGGCTGTCCGCACCTACCAGGACACTCCTACGCCGGGAACCTGGTGCTACCGCGTCACGGCGCTGGTCGGGGGCAGCGAATCCGCCCCTTCCGCTCCGGTCACGGTGATGGTGCAACCCGCGCCGCCTACTGGGTTGACCGCGGCGCCGGCACCAGCGACCAGCTCGCCCCCGTGACTAGTGGCCCCTGATGACTTCATTGGCCGATACGGACGCAAAGGCGACACGTTCTACTGGCCGCATGGCGTCCCTGATCCTGTCATTAACGGGACCGGCTGGGGGTTGGTGCGGGGGCTGGATAAGGCACCGGCTGGCACGACGTTCGTTGATGTACAGGCAAGAGCCGCTCCACCGTAACAGGTGGGGCGGCTTTTTTGCGTTGACGGGTGCTATATAGCGGTTTGTTTGCGGAGCGTGAGGTTTGGTGTTGACCGGCGCGGCTGGGTGGGTTAACGTTGGGTTGTGAGCAACACAGGAACCACACAAGAGCAGCGGAGGGCGGTACAAATTACGATACTGCCAAGCGTTCACAAGGACATCATTAAATGCGCCAAAGAGCTTGGAAAGCACCCTGGGCGCCTGGTCGAGTGGGCTTGGGGTGTTGCAAGCAAAAAGGAGAAGGCAAAATGAACGGAACACATCGCTATCCGTCAAACGCCGCCGCGCTACCGCTGCCAGCCGGGGCAAAGCGCGCGGGGGAACTGAACGACCGCTTGATTAAGCAAATGGACGCCGGTCCGGCGTATCACGACCTCTGGACGCGGGCCATTCGCGCCAACGATCGCGGCGACTTTGACGCGGTTGAGGTGCTACTTGAAGAGGCGCGCGCCATGGTTCAGGATAACGGAGGTGCGCTATGAAGCCGAACGCTGACGAACTGCACGCCGCTCTTTGCCACGACTACTGGGGCGCGCTGCGGTCGATGAAGCGGCGCACTGGCGCGAGCTGGGAGGCGGTTATTGCCGCGCTGCTGGCGGCTGGCGGTGCGGCATGATCGGCTGGGGCGGCGGGCCGGAAGACTTGCGGCTGTTTCAGCGGCGATCAGACCTGATTGCCGGGGCGGCTGCGCTTGTTTGGGTGTTGGCTTGGGCGGTGACGCGATGAGCGGCCAACGGCGGGCGAATTGGCGCACGGAGATGGACGCGGTGATTGGCGCGCTGGAGGCTCGCGTGTCCGAACGCATCGACGGCGAGGATATGTGGCGGCGCAATGAGTTTGTTGCGCTGCGGGCGCGGCTGGAGCGGACGGAGTTCAATTTAAGGCTGGCGTTCCTTGCGCTGGCCATTGTAGTGACGTCTACGGTCATCCAGGCGGTGTCCCGATGACCCGCTGCACTGATGACACGCCGGGAATGGTGGTCGCGGGCTTTGCTCTCGCCGTCATGATGGCGCTGGGCGGGTGGGTGTGGGAGGTGCTGCATGGCTGATTTCACCCACGCCGGGCGGTTTGACGCGCTGGAGCGGCATGTGCCGGATTGTGGCGCCGATGAGTTGGTCTACGAGATCGACCAGCTTGTGTCGATGGCTAAGGACCGGGGACTGGTAGAGGTGGCTTCGCTGCTGAAAAAGGCGCTGGCGCAAGCGGTAAAGGAGGGCGAAGATGGGCGCGGTTAACGATCAACGGCGGGAACTGGGCCTGCCGACCATTGGCAGCGCGGAGAACGTGGCGATGATCGCTGCGGCTGCACTCGACCAGCTCATGCACGATGCGAGGCGGGCTGGGCTAGAAGCGCTGGTCGAGAAGCTGGACGTGGCATTTCAGCAAGCGGTGGAAGATTGCAAGGCAAAAACGGAGGAAGAAGCATGTTTGAGCGAGCAGTAAAGCGCAACGCGAAACTACGGTTTGCGATCTGCGGTCCGGCTGGAGCGGGGAAAACCTACTCCCTGCTGGAACTGGCAAAGAACCTGGCGGGCGGCGGGAAAGTGGCCGTCATTGATACCGAGCACGGATCGGCCAGTAAGTACGCTGATCTTTTTGACTTCGATGTGGTTGAGCCGTCTACGTTCGACCCGCGCGAGTTAGTTAAGTGCATTGACGCGGCGGTAGAGGGCGGCTACGCGGCGATTGTCGTGGACTCGCTGTCTCATTACTGGATGGGCAAGGGCGGCGAACTGGACATGGTGGACGCGGCGGCGAAACGGTCGAATAGCGGGAATACTTTTGCCGCATGGAAGAACGTGACGCCTCACCACAACGCGCTGGTAGACAAAGTGCTTTCGGCGAAGATTCACGTGCTCGTGTCCATGCGGACCAAGACGGAATGGATCATTGAAGAGATCAACGGCAAGAAGTCTCCACGTAAGATCGGACTCGCGCCAGTCATGCGCGATGGTATTGAATTTGAGTTTGATGTCTGCGGCGAGATCGACCAAGATAACAACCTCACTATCACGAAGTCGCGCTGCCCGAAGTTAAGCGGCGCGATCATCAATCGGCCTGGGGCGGAGATGGCGGACACGTTGCGCGAATGGCTGCAAGGGGCACCTGACGAGCGGCCGGAACCGCCAGCTTGGACACCCAATGAACCGATGATTGCGGCGTTCACGGAAGCGGCCAAAGATCTGACTGCCGATGACGTGATGTCGGTTTTAAACGACTTCGGCGTAGCGCGTCCGCAGGAGTTCACAGACAAAGCACAAGCAACCGCCTGCTATAAGGCGCTGATGGCGAAAGCCGGAAAGAGTAAATAAATGGCATCACGAAGCATAAACAAAGTAACCCTCATCGGGCACCTGGGAAAAGACGCGGAGGGGAAGTTCACGCCGTCCGGCGTGCATGTGGCGCGGTTTTCAGTGGCGACCAGCCGTCGGTGGAAAGACAAGGGCTCGGACGAGTGGAAAGAGGAGACGGAGTGGACGAACGTATCCCTATGGCGCTCTGAAAACCTTGTGCCGTATCTCACCAAGGGAAAGCAGGTCTACGTTGAAGGGCGCCTGCAAACTCGCAGCTATGACAAGGACGGGGAAAAGCGGTATTCGACGGAAGTGGTGGCGGACGAGGTGATTCTGCTGGGCGGCGGTGGCGAGAAGCAGGACGGAGGCGGGCTGGTGAGCCAGCCGCGCACGGCACAGCGACCGCCCATAGACAGCGGTATCTCAGACGACGACGTTCCCTTCTGATCCACGCGGGCAACCGCCCGCGGCCTGCCGTTCCAAATCAGCGCACGATCTCGGAAATCCGCGCGGGACGGCAGACCGGGGGCGGCAATAGCTCCCAGAAAAGAGGCAGTCTGAGCTTATAAACCACTGAATACACCTGTTGGATTTGGATTCTTGAGGCGGGCCGGGGAGACACTGGCCCGCCGAAAACAAAGGAGAGTTATGCCACGCGAAACATGCAAATGCGGAGAGTGCCACCGATGCCACCACCGCGCATACATGGCCGCGTGGCGATGGCGGGGGATCCGCGGGCCGCTGCCAGCAGCATGGGCGGCGCAAGCGCGGACGGAAGCCTGGCAGTTGCAACGCTACATCTGCCCGTTGGCGGAGTTGGCGAAGTACCAATTTGGCCGCAAGACGACGCGGCCGGCTGCGGAATAGGAGAGGGACATGGAAATAGCAACGATTGGACTGTTTTTGCTGGGCGGCGGCGAATCGTGACGCGGCGATCACGCGGGAACAGAAGATGCGGGAGTATTTGGAAGCTGAGGTGGTGTGATGGAGCGTAGCGCGGAGTGGCTGAGAGGCGCGGCCCATGCAGCGGCGGAATGCAAGCAATTTAAGGCCGCTGTCTGGTATCAAATGCTCCTCGCCGAAGCCGAAGCCCGCGAGGCCAGCGTGCCCACGGCGGCGGAGGTGATCGCGGCGGTGGAGGAGGCGCTGCAACGGCTCGAAGACTTGGCGTATGACTGGGTAAACGAAGCGGGAAGTGCGGCCCACGCACTTGCCAATACCGCCCAGCACCGCGCCGAGAAAGAAGCAAGGCAAGAGTTCGAGGCGTGCAGGACTGCCGCCCTCGCCCTCATCGCCAAATGGAAAGAGGCCCACAATGCGTGAGAAGTTGGAAGAACTGGAGCGGTTGCGAGGGGCGGCGACCGGAAGCAAGGAATACTTCGTTCCGTATGGTGGTAGCGAGGTTTACTCCGCCGCGAAAGTCTTTGTCGCGCGGTTCATGCGGACGGCTGACGCGAAGTGGTTCGCCGCTATCCACAACGCCTTCCCCGCCATCCTGGAGTACGTGCGGGGGCTGAAGCTGGAGCGCGACGATGCCCAGGCGCAACTGGAAGTCGCCAGCAACAACGCGCGGCACTACGCTGACCGGACGGCGGAGCTAGAGGCGCACGCCGCCGACCTTCGCGGGGCGCTGGATTGGATCAATCGGCGTGGGGGATGCGGGCTTGACGTGCATGACCGCATTAACGCCGCCCTCGCCCGCACCCCGGCGCAGTCGCTGGGACGGATTAAAGCTGAGGCGTTGCGGGAGGCGGTAGAAGAAGTACGGAACGATGAGGCGGCGCAGGAATCAGCGGCTACCACACGCGGGGCTATCCTTTGCATCGCAGACCGATTGGAGGTCAAAGATGGACGCTAAACGGCTGGAGGAGTTGGCGGAGAAGTGTGAGGCGGCTTTGAAGTCGCCAGAATATTGGCTGGACAACTTCCTGCAAGCCGAGGACATCGCCGACCTCGCCCGCTGCGCGGCGGCGTGGGCGAAGGTGGAGCGGAGTAGTAACCCGATGATTGAACGCTGGAACTGGCCGCAAGGCGCGAAGTGGTATTTCCGTCCAGGTGGCCGATGTACGGGTAGTGGCGACACCGCCATCGCCGCCGTCGAAGCCGCGCCGGAGGTGAAGCCGTGATCCGCCGCGTCCGCATGGCCCGCAAGCGGCTGGCGATTGCGCGGGAGCGAGGATGGGCGGCGTACCACTGCTTTATTTATCACAGAAGGCGGCATCGCCTGTGGCGATACCAGCGCCGCAAGCTCACACTCCGTGCCATCGAGCGAAGAAAGGATCGGATTGCATGAAGCAAGGCAAGCAACTCAAAAACGCCGTCCGCGTGACACACAAAGCCCCCGGCAAGCGCGGGAAGCAGGAGACGCGGCACTTCGACACGCCCGCCGAAGCGCTGGCCTATATCGAGCGCAACACGGCACCACGGGAGCATGGGAAGAGGGGGAGGATTGCATGAAGACCATACGACTCACTAAACTCGAATCCGCCGCCTACACCAACGGAGAGCGGCGGTTCTGGCGGGCGATGCGGAAGCAGCCGGACGCCTCGGGGAGCAACGGCGGGAAGCTGCGCGGCGTCGTCTGGAATGACGTTTTTGACCAATGGGACGCGCAATACTTCGGAGACAATTCACGTTTGGTCGGTAAGTGCCCCTACGGCAAGCCCGAAGACCGAATCATTCTCGCCGAGCGCCACACCTGCGGGCAGCAGGCCACCATCACCCGCGCCGAAGTCGAGCAGCGCAACGGGCGCTGGGGCTGGGTTGTGGAGGTGGGGAATGAGTAGAAGGTCTTTGCTCAAAGGCTGGGAGTCGATGGCACTCATCGTGCTGGTCTTATTTGGCGTTGTCGTGTTGCTGACTGGGCTGGTCGCATTGCTAGGCTTGACGCTCAAATATGTGGGGATCGCATGACCCCCGCACGCGCGGCGGAGGTGCTGCGGGGTGGGACGATGTGCGAGAAGGACCAGTTAACGGCGCTACTCATGGGCGCTGAGGCGCTGGCGTTGCTGAGCTGGCTGTTTGATATGGATGGCAACGATATCATGCGGTTTCACGAGCTGGAACGCCAGTGGTGCCAATCAGGGTCGTTAGATAGCTTTTTGGACTACGCGCGGGCCGAGTGGGAGAAGGAGCGCCGCGCATGACCCGCCAACCGCCGGCCCTCGCCCGCATCGCCGAACTGGAGCGCGTCTACGCCGAGGAGTACCCGACGGCGCCGCGGGCTGAGCGGAAGCGCTGGGCGGTGGAGGGCGCGCAGTACGAGGCCGATGAGCGGGACGCGATTGTAAACGAGCAGTAACCCCGGTTTACCGACACGGGGAGGAAAGGGAGCAAAAAGTGTGGCTGAAATTACCACAATCAGTTTGTTTGCCGGCGCAGGAATGCTTGACGTCGCCGTCGATATCGCTACTGGAGGAACTTGCACGCTCGTCCGCGTGGAGAGGGAAATACCTGCGGCCGGAATCCTGGCGGCGCGTGCTGAAAACGGGAGTATTTCAGACGCTGCTATCTGGTCTGACGTGCGAACCTTCGGCGGCCGCCCGTTTAATGGCCGAGTGGACGGCATCATTGGAGGCTTCCCATGTACCGACCTCTCCGTTGCCGGACGACAAGCCGGGCTCGACGGAGACGCCAGCGGACTGTATTTCGAGTACGTCCGAATCATTCGCGAAGTTCAGCCCAGATGGGTTTTTATTGAAAACGTCCCGCCAGTTCTCGCTTTTCCAACAGGAGGAACCGTACTGCGAGAACTTGCCGCGCTCGGGTTCAATGCGGAATGGGGAACTATTCGAGCGTCCGATGTTGGCGCCCCGCATCGCCGCGACCGGGCTTTTATCCTGGCCTACGCTGCATGCGGGGGTATTCAACGACGGGGAGGAACCGACCCAGTTCCACTCGCGGCAAGAACAATTGGCGAAGCAGAAATTCAGCACGCCGCTGGCGATGCACGTAAAAACATGGCCCACGCCACGCAGCGAGGACTCGGAGAGTTGCGGGAACCATCCTGGCGCGGTGGACTCGCTGACGGGGGCGACGAGGCAGTGGGCTACGCCGAATGCGCGGGACGACCACAACCCGTCAACGCCGGATTCGCCGCGGACGGCGCGGAAGCTGGAGCAGGGCTGGACCATCGACCTGAACGAGCAGGCGGCCTGGTGGACAACCCCGCAAGCTCACGATGCGGCGGGTGGCAACCCGGAGAGAGTGGGCCGATTCGGGACGAAGCACGGCGGGGCAAACCTTGCGGACGATGTGACGCTCTGGAAGACTCCCGATGTCCCGAACGGCGGGCGCACGATGAGCGCGGCGGATGTGGCCGCGAACGGTGCGACGGACAAGGGGAAGCGACAAGTGGGGCTAGAGAATCAGGCGCGGTTTGCGAATTTTGCGGCTACCCAATCGACCCATCCGCCGTCCGCTACGGTTGCGCCAACTGTGAAGGAGAAGGCTTGGCCAACACCGAAGAGTCGGGACAGCAAGAGCGCGGAGGGCGAAGCGGGCATGATGCGCCAATCGCCGGATCTCAACGTGATTGCTTGCCGCTCTTCCCTCCTGGCCCCGGAGACGCCGACGCATGGCAGCGAATCCTTGCCGAGCGGCCCGACCTCGCGCCGGCGGTTGAATCCGAACTTCGTGGATTGGCTGATGTCGCTGCCTCCAGGGTGGACCGACTACGCGCCGGTGGAAACGGCGTCGTGGTACTCCAGGGTGCGTATGCGTTTAGAGTGCTTGCTGAACGAGCGGGGCTGAAATTTTAACCAGGCCAATGCCGACGGCCTGAAACGAAAGGGAGCAAATGAGATACAAACCATGGGTGCCGGGAGATCCGTGCAAGCGGTGTGGCGCGCCTATACCGACGCTGGCTGATAAATTCCAGCCACACAACAGCATCTGCAAGCCATGCGGTAACGCGCGGCAAGCGGTCAAAAGAGACGCGCTACGCGCTAAAGCCGCAGTGCCATGTACGCAGTGTCAGCGCATGATGCTCACATGGACCGAGCGCCGGCGCGGGACATGCAAAGCGTGCCGGGCAGACAAACGCTGCGCGTGCGGGTCCGTGCTGCTACAGAGCGACATGCGCTATGCCCGCTGCGCCATGTGCCGAAAGACAACGCGCGCCGAACGGAAAGAGATCCGCTGGTGCGGCTGTGGCGGCCAGATTGAACAGAAGCGCAGGTATGCGAAGATGTGCGCAAAGTGCGCAACGAAGGCACGCACGGAGGCCGGGCGCAAAGGGGCCGCAACCATGCGGACGATGTTGGGCAACAGCCGCCCAATGGCAACGCACGCCGTTCAGGTGCCGATGAATACGGGCGAGTATCGTCCGCCGATGACGCGGGCGGAGGCGCTGGCGCAGGATCGGGTGAACGATGACCCGGCGCGGTCGGCGTGGATTGACTCGGTGTGTGCGCGGCGGGTGGGGGTGCGGGTATGAGCGGATACCGGGCGTTTCTCGACGGCAAGCACGTGCAGCCGCAACCATCCGGAATTTCCGGAGAGTTCGACTTGAACGGCAAGCTATTCGGCTTCCAGCGGCAAAGCATCACGCGGGCGCTGAACGCTGGCAAGTTCGCACTATTTACTGAGTGCGGTAGCGGCAAGACCGCCATGCAATCGGAATGGGCCCGGCAGGTCTGCCAACACACGAGCGGCGATGCGCTGATATTGGCACCGCTGGCCGTGACGGCTCAAACTGTAGCCGAGGGCGCTAAGTTTGGCATCGAGATAACGCAGTGCCGCAGCCAGAAGGACGTGCGGCCCGGCGTGAATGTCGCCAACTACGACATGCTGAAGCACTTCGACGCGGGCCACTTCGACGCGATTGTCTTAGACGAGTCGAGCATCCTAAAAAACTTTACCGGGGCAACGCGGCGGCTGCTACAGGATTCTTTCGCTAGCACGCCCTATAAGCTCTGTTGCTCGGCTACGCCGTCGCCAAACGACCACATGGAGCTCGGGAACCACTCTGAGTTTTTGGACATCATGAGTGGCGGGCAGATGCTGATGCGGTGGTTCCTGAACGACACTATGAAGGCGGGTGGGTATCGGCTGAAAGGACACGCTGAAGCCGACTACTGGCGCTGGGTAGCGTCGTGGTCGGTGTGCATGGAAAAGCCGTCAGACCTTGGCTTTTCTGATGACGGGTGGGTTATGCCAGCGCTCAACATTCGTGAGGAGATTGTTGCTGTCGATCAATCCATCAACGCCAACGGTCAACTATTCCGGGTGGCGGATGTTTCGGCAACTGGCTTACATCGGGAGATGCGGTTGACGGCGCCGGTGAGGGCCGCGCGTGTTGCCGAGATCATCGGCGACTCTAAGGAGCCGTGGTGCATCTGGTGTAACACGAACTATGAAGCCGACGAACTGATGCGTGTGATCGACGGCGCTATCGAGGTGCGCGGCGATGAGCGCACGGAGGCGAAGGAAGAAAAGCTCCTCGGGTTCACGAACGGCGCGTTCCAGCGTATCGTCACAAAGCCATCAATCGCCGGTTTCGGCATGAACTGGCAGCACTGCAATAAGCACATCTTTTGCGGGCTGTCCTACTCCTACGAACAGTTCTACCAGGCCGTGCGCCGGTCGTGGCGGTTCGGGCAAACGCGGCCGGTTGACGCCTACATGGTCATCGCGGAGACGGAAGGCCCCGTCCTCAAAACGATCCGCGAAAAGCAAAAGAAGCACGAAGAAATGAAAGCGGCCATGGTTCACGCGATGGCGGCAATTCAAAACGGTACAGGGCGGCGTCAGCTTGCCTCTGCCGTCGGCACAAAACAGATGAATCTTCCGAGGTGGATCTAATGAACGTGATTTTAGACGAGCGGCACGGCCGCAACTGGGCGCTCTACAACGGCGACTGCTGCGAAGTCATCAAGGGTATCCCCGACGAGTCGGTAGACCTGACGGTGTTTTCGCCGCCGTTCTCCAGCCTGTACACCTACTCCGACTCAGAGGCCGATATGGGCAACTGCGCCAGTGATGAGGAGTTCTTCGCGCACTTCGGATTCCTCGCGCCGGAACTGCTTCGCGTGACGACAACGGGGCGGCTGTGCGTGATGCACGTCAAAGACCTGCCGACGTATCGGAATAGCGACGGGGCCAGCGGCCTGCGGGACTTTCCCGGTCAGTGCATCGCCGCCATGGAGCGCGCCGGGTGGACGTTCCATAGCCGAGGGACGGTGTGGAAGTGCCCGGTGACGGAGCGGGAGCGGACCAATAACAACGGGCTCCTGCATAAGACCGTCATGCGTGATTCTTCGCAGATCCGGCAGGGAATGGCTGATTACGTGTTGGCATTCCGCAAGACGCCGCCAGGTGACAATCTCAGCACGAAGCCGATTGAGCGGCCGACTGGGTTCGAGCGGTATATCGGCGACGCGGCGCAAGATCCGCGCGAAACCGACCAGCACCCTTCGAAATACGCCCGCAAAGGCCGCGACGGGCGGACAAGCGTGGAGATTTGGCGGCGGTACGCGGAACCTGTTTGGTGGGATATCGACCAAACCGACGTGCTGAACTTCCGCATTGCCCGCGACGAAAAGGATGAGAAGCACATCTGCCCGCTGCAGCTCGGGTTGATCCGGCGGTGTTTAGAGCTGTGGTCGTCGCCGGGGGACGTCGTGTTATCGCCGTTCGCTGGCGTCGGCTCAGAGGGGTTTGTTGCGCTGGACGAGGGCCGCAAGTTCATCGGGATTGAGCTGAAGCCGGGTTACTTTTCGACGGCTGTAAAGCACCTGGAAAGCGCGGAGGCGTATGCCGGTGCTCAAGGAGGGCTATTCGATGCCATCGACTGACGACCCCATCGCCACCGCCCAGCGCGAGCAGCGGGAAGCGGCGGCGCGATACATCAAGGACGGTCACCCGCTGGCGGAGTTGGGCATGGGTGACTGGTTTGCGGAGGAGTTTCTACTCACGCAGGAGGGCCAATCATGACCCGCCCCTGGACCCTAGCCGAATCCCGCACTATTGCCGAGCGGGTGATGGAGTGGCAGGTGTTTGAGTTCAACGGGCGGCTCTGGCTTACCGACCCAACCCAGCGGCCTACGTGGCTGTGGGATTGCGCTATCCCCGACTGGCCGCACGATCCGGCAGCCGCCGCGATGGCGTTGGCGGCTTGGGTAAGCGAAGGCGGGCGCCGCTACGATGGCGGCTACGACATGATGGCGCGGCGCTACACGATAGTCCTTTATCACCAGAGTGACGGGCGCTATCCGGTGGAGGGCGTTGGTAAAACGTGGTCCGAGGCCGTGATGCTGGCGGTGTTGGCGGCGGTGGAGGTATGAGGGATTTCCACCAATACGCCGATGAGCCACTGAAGCCATATTTGCCAAATTCCATGCGGCGACTTGGGCACAAGGCAGATGGCGCTATTGCGGTGAGGCAGCGGAGCCACGTGCAGGCTGATTGGAGATGGGAGGAGATGTTTATGCAGGACGATGAGGCCAGAAAAACCATTCGATATCCACGTGGTGAGAGGCCATGAGGCGTGCCGGGCGCATCGACGCCAATCAAAACGCCGTCGTCGCCTATCTGCGCGGCCTGGGCATGTCCGTCTGCATCCTCTCGCCTATGGGCAAGGGAATCCCCGACCTGCTGGTAGGCTGGCGCGGGCTGAACGTACTGCTGGAGCTGAAGGACGGTAGCAAACCGCCATCGGCGCAGGAGCTCACCTGCGACGAGCGGGACTGGCACGCAAAATGGGCCGGGCAGCTCGCAACGGTCAATTCAGCCGAGGACGCGGCGCGGGTGGTGATTGCCGAGTGGGAGCGGCTGCGGCCATGACCATTCTCGACCAACTCAAGCGCGCCGGCGCTGTGCTGGTGCGCCAGAAGAACCACCAGGTGTGGCGGCTGCCGAACGGGCGGCGCTACGTGATGGCGACAACGCCTAGTGATGGGCGGGCGGGTAGGAATCAGGCGGCCGTGCTGAAACGGCTGATGCGGGCGAAGTAGACGGGCCGCTATGCCGACGCGGCCGGAAAGAGGGAGCAGATGAAGCGAGAACAGGGGTGCGGCTATGGCACGCGCCCGTAACATCAAGCCAGGATTTTTCGAGAGCGACGACCCGGCAAAAGTCGGCTATCCGCAGCGCCTACTGTGGATCGCCATGTGGACGCTGGCGGACAAAGAAGGCCGCCTGGAGTACCGCCCGACGCGGCTGAAAAAGTACGCCTTTGGTTTTGATCCGGCGACCGTGGAAGACGTTGCGCAGTGGGTTCACGATCTCCACGACGCCGGGCTGATCGTCCTTTACCCTGTCGGTTTGGTCGAGGTGATCCAGTGCGTTAACTTCGTGAAACACCAGCGACCGCACTATAAGGACCCGGAAAGCGAGTTTCCGCCGCCATCAGGCCAAATCAATGATAGGCCAATGATAGAGCAAAATCCCAGGATTCCCCAGGATTTGCCTCTATCATACGTCAATGATAGGCCGATTCCCCAAAGTTCCCCAGGATTCCCCAGGATTCCCCAGGATTTGGGCCTATCATCGGTCAATGATACGTCAATGATAGACGATTTCCCCAAAGTTCCCCAGGATTTGCCTCTATCATCGGTCAATGATAGACGATTTCCCCAAAGTTCCCCAGGAAAAGCTTCGATGATAGGGGGGGCTCCCGGTATGAATGTTGAATGTGGAATGTTGAATGTGGAAGGGGGAAGGGGGAATGGCGCGCTGGCGCTCGCCCCGCCCCCGCCGCAACCGCGTCAACTGACCATCGCCGACAGCGGACCGGAACCGGACGAGCTTTTCCAGACAGCGGCGAAGTTTGCATGTGAGCAACTGCCAGCCGGCGGCGATGTCGGCTTGACCGCGGCGGCCATGCGCTCGGAGTTCCAGAAGTCGGCCAGTTTCGAGGGCAACCCGGCCGGGTTTTGCCTGAGCTTCACGGCCAGCGTGCGCAAGTGGCGGGCGGCATACGACGCAAACCCGGACCTGCGGACCAAGCAGGCGCAATGGTGGACGCGGGACGGCACGTACTCGCAAGCCCCGCCAGCACCAAGGGCGCCGCGGCGGTTTGGCCCGGTGGACTTGAAAGCCGGGCTGGAGGTGGACGATGAGCTGTAACCGCGGGACGGCGACTGCCCAGCTTAACCGCATGTCGAATCTCCAAGGGTTCGGCTTCATGGCGCCGGAGACTTTCACCTCGCTTATAGACGTTCTCGCCAGCCATTCCGACGACGCGGCACACGCTCGGGCGGCGGTGGATCTCATATTGGGCCGCAAATCGCTTCCAACGGGGCCGCAAGACATCGCGGACGCCTTGAACGAGGCGAAGCATGGGCAGCCGGTAAACGAAGCTCCTACGGCAAGCACAGGAGGGTGC